AACGGAATCTACCGTGCCCCGGCTGGGATGCCCGAATTGGCCCGGCAGGCGGACGTCGCCAACCGATGGCGGCAGCATCAGCAGCGGTTGCTGGATGATCTGAGCGCCGACCCGTTTTCCGTCTGGCAGAAGGGCGGTGGCGAGAATTGGTGGAAGGATCAGCAAGGATCCATCGAGAGGATGATCGAGTCCGGGATCAAGGACGCGCTGGATCGAGCGGAAGAGCGTCGATTCTTCGACGAACGGCAGAAGGAACTGGTCCAGGTTGGCCAAGATGGTCGTCCGGTATTCAACCCGGACGGATCGGCTGCGCTGAGCCCCAAGGGCCAGGCATGGCAAAGATACATGGACCAAATAGCGTCGGCCGGTGTGACTGACCCTGCCCTTCGCCGACAACTTATCCAGCAACTCGTCGATGCGGACGAGGCTCGCGGAATCTTCGGCAAGCCGGCCGGAAACGGACAGCCGCCCCCGAATGGATCGCAGCCAAGCACCGGCGAAGGCAAGCGACAACAGTTTCTACAGAGGGCGCAGGACTTGTCGGCAAAAGCCGGCACCAATGCGCCAACGTACCCGACCGGCCCTGAAGGTGAGTCTCAGGCCAATCTGGATTTCAAGCAGATGGCCGATTTGGAACTAAGAAAGAACGGGTTTACGCCGCGGGCCGAGTCCCCGGCGATTATACCCCAAACGTAAGAAAGGGGCCTCATAATGGCCGAGCCTTGGGTCGGGATCATCAATACCATCGCACCGCGGTATCTCAAGGGAGCGGTTGATCTCACGCGGCGCAAACGCATTTGGTTGCCGCTGATGGAGAAACGAGGAAAGGTCCACACGGGCGAGAGTGGCCAGGTCGTTTACTGGACCGTTCAGTACAAGGAACATCCAGTCACCTCCTATGCGGATGGTGCAAGCATCGAGTTCAATCGTCACGACCTCTACAGGCCGTGCGTGCTCGATCCGCGTGCCTACCAATCGACGGACTCGATGACCGAAATGGAGAAGGCGATGTATTCCGACGACGTCGGGATCGTCAATCGCTACTCTCAGATCATCCCGACGATGACGAGTTCCGTGCAGGCCAAGCTTGGCGCGGAGTTGTACATCGACGGGAACGCGGCCGGCAACGAGAACCGTTGGCACGGCATCGCGTCGTTCACCGGCGCCGATGAATCAAATACCACCAGTCACGACTTGGTGGCATATCCCAGCGACAGCTACGCTGGCAACTCGACCGTACCAGGCGCCTACGGTAGCTGGAGTGCCAATCGAGGTGCCAGCCAGGGCGTCGGCAGTGGGTATCCGAACGCGGCCATTGCCAAGGACTGGCCGGAGGGGCAGGGAGACGTCGGGTTCGATTACTGGACGCCGATCCTGCTCAACACGTCCTGCATCTACTGGGTCGACGGATCGACGACGAACTGGGGCGCGGCGGACGGGTCAGGAAACTCGGAGGCCGTGCTGCGGCGCGTTGTTCAGTATCTATCGAACAACGCGGCCAGCGAACCTTCGGCCCTGTACTGCCTGATGGCTGGCGACATGTTCAGCCAGTTCAAGGACAAGATGAGCTATCAGCGGCGTGTTCTTGTGCCGCACAAGGAGGCCGAGGACCTCGGTTTCCCTGAGACGCTCAATTTCGAGGGCATGGGCATCAAGTCGGAGTTCGACACGCCCTCGGGCACGTTCAACGCGATCAACTTCTCGCAGGTCGAGTTGTCGTCCTACTGGGACAAGCTCGTCACCAGCACAGGTCCCGACTGGTCCCCGGAAAAGGCAGCGTGGCTATTCCGGGTCAAGGTCATGGGCAACCTGAAGTGGATGAGCCCGAAGTTCTTCGCGCACGGGGAGGCATACGCCTAGTCCCGAAGGGAGCTTTTCGGCACAAACATAACGTCTCAAGGAGACATAACATGGATTCGGTTGCACAGCTTATGGAGCGTGGCACGTCCTATTACGGGTCGAGCCTGTATCGGCCCACCGCGCCGACGGGAAGCGCCACGAGCCCTTACGGGACTTCGGTCGCCCTGGAAGGGACGGAGAAGGAGTTCCGGGACATCGACCCCACGGCTCGCGTTGCTCCGGGCATCAACATCCTTCGCAGTGACAGGATGGTTGTGTGCCGCTTCGTGAGGAACGTCAGCGGCGTTCAGCTTCAGCCCGGCATGGCTGTCAAGTGGGCCGCCGGCTATCGCGGGAAGCGCGTCGACGGATACCTCAACCCTTCGGCGATCGGTGGGCAGGAGGCGGCCGGTATTGTTGACGAGTTCTTTCCGGCGACTGGCGTCCCAGACGACGACCTGTTCTGGCTGGTCACGAAAGGGCCGTGCCTGGTCAGGGCTCCGGTCGGCGGAGACACCTGGGCCGAAGGAGACGATCTGTTCGCTGCATCGGCGACCAGTTCCCAGGAGGACTTCCTGGCCAGCGCGTCCAGCGGTGCGACGAGTGCCGCGCCGGATGATGAGGGTCGGTTGACGCCGCTGGTGGCGAGTTACAATGCGACGCAACAGTCGGACGGCACGGTTGTCAATGTGGCACTGAACCGAGTGGCCGTTGCGATGTCGGCTTGCTCGACCAGCAACGCGGATAAGGCCGCATGGAAGCTCGTTGACGTGTGCCTCCGGTAGTGGTTCTGCGCAGTGCGATCAGGGTAGTCGGCCGACATCGGGGCCGGGTGAACGGGACATCTCGTTCACCCGGTTTTCACAGCGAAAGGGATCGGCGTATGACTCCCCGGAATCTGAATCTATACTGCGCCAGGTTTGATTTCTCCGGCAACAGCGGGTATCCGTCCACGTCGTCGGACGTGTGCGATTACCTGCTCAATCTGGCCGGCAAACTGCGCGACGATTCAAGGGTTGGCGCGATCAATATCAAGCGGTTCTGCGAGACGCCGGCTGACTATGCCAGAAACATGGCAGTGTCGTATGCCAGGCAGGTCAATGCAGACGTTCTGTTGATGCTGGATTCCGATTCGGCGCCGGACATAAACGTCGGCAAGGACCCGTGGGCAGTCCCGTTCTGGGATGCAGCATTTGGGTTCCTCTACAAGCACTATGAGCAAGGTCCCGTAGTGGTCGGCGCTCCGTACTGTAGCGGGCCGCCGCACGAGACCGTGTTTGTAAAGCGGTGGAAGAACAGCGAGACGGACTCGCCGGAGCCCGGTTTCAAGTTGGGTCACTACGAGCGCGAAGAGGCGGCGCAATTGGTCGGCATCCAGGAGGCGGCGGCACTTCCGACAGGACTGATCCTGTTCGACATGCGGTGCTTCGACTTGACCGAGCCGAAGCACGCTGGCGACCGGCCGTGGTTCTACTACGAGTATGGCGATGTGAGTTGCACGAGGAAGGTGTCGTCGGAGGACATCACGGCGACGCGCGACATTTCGATGATGGGGATTGAAAAGCTGGGCTACAACCCGGTCTTTTGCGCCTGGAGCAGTTGGTGTGGGCACTGGAAGCCGAAGTGTGTCGGAAAACCGCGTGTGCTAGGAGCAGATGCGGTTCAGCAGAAGTTTGCCAGGGCCATAAGGGATGGCCACTTGCCCGGAAATCTGCGGAGAGCAGAGGTGAATTGTGGCGGTAATGGCCAAGGGGTGCCCATACCCGGTTGACGAGATCGTGCTGGCGACTCCGCCTCCGCCGAAGGAGTGCCCGAGTTGTCGGCGGTCTTTGCCGGTGACGGCCAATCATTGGATCTTCGAGAACGGCGAGGCAACGGGGATTTGCCTCGACTGCCTGAAGTCCATGCCGCAGAGAGGAGACTTGGAGAGAAAGACCGCATTGCTGAACGACGCTACGGCACGGCTGATGGAGGCGGCGAAAGACGGGTCGCTGAGGGCCGTCCATATCGTCGAGATTTACAGCAATCTGGTCCAGGAAATGGGCGGGCCGCAAGTGCTCACGTCGATGTGGGCCGAGGACATCAAGAAGCGGCGTGACCAACTCGATGCGGCCGGTAAACCACCGGATCGGACCTTGTTTGACCAATACATGGCGATCTTCAAGATGGGTGCGGCTGTGAGCGACCAAGCGCTGAAGGCGGCTGCACAGCTTTCGGATGACGAATTACGGCGTGAATTGTTGGCTCTCGTGTCGGAGCAATTGTCCGACGAACTGGTATTGACAGCGGAGCCCGTGCAATGCTAGCATGGGCAACATGTTGCACGATAAGTCGATGCTGAGCGCTACCGACATGAAACGGTTGCGTGAATTGCTTGCCGAGGAGAAGCGGCGGCGAGGAGAAGGTCTGCGCCTGTATCGTCCCCGCCCGGATCAAGTTCCGTTTCACATGTCGAAGGCTGGCGAAAGGCTGATACGCGGGGGCGTCCGTGGCGGCAAGACCATGCCAGCCCTTGCCGAGATCGCTTCGGCTGCCACGGGGCAATCGATCATTGGCGCTGATGGCAAGCCGATGCCAATGCAGTATCCGACAGATCGCCCATTAGTGATCTGGATCATCGGATGGGACGAGGACCACATTGCCCGTCTATACAGGAAACTGTTCCGGCCGGGACAGTTCAGGATCATTGAGGACAAGGCCACGGGCCAGTGGCGTGCGTGGCAGCCATGGAAGCCGGAAGACGTTGGCAGAAAGGCGGAAACGAAACCGTCCCCTCCGATGATTCCCGAACGGCTCGCCCCGGAAGATTCCTTTGCGTGGAAGAGCAAAAAGGAGCAGGTGTTCACGTCCTGGACGAACCCGATAACCGGGACAACGATCCACGCCTACAGTTCTGGCGCTGCCCCGGCGCAGGGCGAGGCGGTCGATGTCATCTGCATCGACGAAGACGTCAAGATTCCTGCAAGCTTGGCGGAGTGGCAATCGCGACTGGCTGACAACCATGGCCGGTTGATCTGGACCGCGTGGCCCCATTTCGGCAACGAGGCGCTCAGAATGATGAGCAAGCGCGCCGCCAAGGATCGAAATTTGCCAAACCCAGATGTGGAAGAGTGGGTATTCAAGTTCAGTGCCAATCCCTATATCGACGACGACGACAAGCGACGACTGTTGAAGGCATGGTCGGCTGCCGGACAGGCTGTGCTCCGATCCCGTGATCGTGGCGAGTTCGCTGAGGACATGAGTCGGGTCTGGTGGATGTTCGATCCAGACATCCATGGGATTCCAAGGTTGTCGTCAAAGCCGGACGCCCTGGACAGTTTCGTCGCCAACAACAACTGGAGAATCCCGAATGAATGGACGCGATACATGGTGCTCGACCCCGGCACCAACAATCCGGCATTGCTGCTTGCGGCCGTTCCTCCGCCGGAGCTTGGCGACTATGTGGTGTGTGAAGCCGAGTTCTGGGGGCCGCGTGCGACGGCGACCATGATTGCCCAGGCCGCTAAAGACATGATCGGAAGCCGAATCGTACAAGCGTTTATCATAGACGCACACGCTGCGCGACAGACGCCGATGGGCTTTTCGCACACGATCTATGATGGCTACCGCATGGCCTTTAAGGCGGCAGACGTCAAGAGCGTATCGACCGGCTATGACTTCCTGTTCGGATCGGACGACATCGCGGCCAGAAACCAATTGGTAACTCAATGGCTGGAACTTCGGCCGGACGGCACCACGAAGTTTCGGTACTGCCGAGATCAGATGCCGAACCTGACGGATCAGATGGCCGAATATCAACAGGCCATAACGCGAGAAGACGTTACCGAAAAAACTGTGGAGCGTAAGAAGGACCTGTGCGCGTGCCTGGGCTATCTGGCCTCCATGGACCCGCAATATATCCCGCTGCCAGCGGCCCCTCGCCCCTTGTGTGCTGCATACAAGCAGTACCTCAAGGACAAGCAGATTGCTGAAGGGAGCGGCAGTGGTCCGGTCTATGTCGGATGGGGGCTCCCGTCCGATCTTTCGAGAGTAGCGTAACCCTGAACCCTGAATGGAGACGTGAGATGAGTAATGAAGTTCAACGACAGACGCTTCCGGTCGCTGCGGACTGCTGGTATTACCGGCAAGGGGACACCAGATCGGAGCCATTGGCCGCCAAGGTCACTCGGAGCAATTCGAGTGGAATCCTCGACCTGAATGTGTATCCCCCGAATCACGGCCACCACGATGTTCGGCGGGCAATCCGACATGTCGACGATCCGTGGTTCCAGTCTCCGCATGGCGAAAAGCAGAAGATTCAAGACGGTGCATGGGATTACGTCGAGCACCGAAAGCCCAGTGGAGACGAACACCTGTCTCCAGAAGCGACCGAAGCACGGGTCAAGGAATTGTACGCAAGGTTCAAGGATGCCTCGCTGGTTGCCGCAGCGATGCAGGCGACGACCGGCGTGGAGTGGACGGATACCAGGGTGCTGGCAATCGCCCGACCGAAGAAGCATGCCGAGTAGAAAATGCTGGACATCGACTCCGACTTCATGCGCCCCGTCGTAAAGGCGTGGGACGAACGGATCAAGCAGGGCATCAAGGCTCGTAAGCCTTTCGATGACACTGCCGCTACGTGCATGGAGTTCTATAGCGGCGCCGTCGGCTGGATGTACGAGGACAAGTACCGCCGGAAGTACACCAAGGGAAGATTTTCGCCGAGATTCCGCGTAACGCTGAACAAGGCGTTTGAGTTGGTGGCGCTATTCGGGCCTGTGTTGTACCACAGGAATCCAACGCGCACGGTTAAGCCCTACGAGGCGATTGACTTTGGGCCGGAATCGCTGGGAAACCCGGACGATCCGGCAATCCAGATGCTCTACGAGCAACTGACTCGCCAGGACCAGATCGACCATTCTCGGGCAAAGGTCCGATGTGCGTTGATGGAACGATACTTGTCAATCACTCCACGCATCCAGCCT